TAATAATATATATATATATATAATAAAACTTTCTTTTTTTTCTATTTTCTTTTCTACAAATACTTTTCTTTTAGAAATAACTTGCTTATTATGCTTTATTTGTTGTTTTAAAGCGTTTTTAGACACTTTCTTTTGATTTGTATGTAAACTATTGTCTTTTGTTTTTTTGTGTCTTATTTTAACGTTTTTATAAGTTTTACCATTTACAACTATTTCTTTTGTGTTGTCTATTGGTTCAATTATAAATTCTTCTTCACAAATATCAATTTTAGAATTGTTGTTTATTTCTGTATTTTCATTTGTTTTTATTTCTGTTTTTACATCAACAACTGAAATACTATCTTTCTTTTCTTCTAAATGTGTTTTGTTTACTTTACGTGAACCACAAGATATAAATACTAAACTAACTAAAATAAATATTTGCTTCTTCATTTCTTCTATTTGTTAAACCATTAATAACTACTTTATTTACTTTATTCCATCTTAAAAATTCATTTCTAATAGATAAATCAATAGGAAATTTATTTACTTTTTTTAATAATGTACTTGATGCAAAATTACCAGTTCCAATATTGTAAGCAAATGAAACTAAAGCATTAAATTGATTTTGATTTATATTTGATGTAACTAAACTATCTACTCTTTTAGCATATCTATCAGCTAATTCTTTAAACATATCAAAAGCATATTCTTTAGTTATTTCTTTATCTAATAAAGTTACTCTTTTACCATCAGGATAATACGTATTACCATATCCTATTGTTGGTATTTTAGCTGAACATAAATATGGCTTTAAACTTAATCCTTCAAATTTAGTTATTAATAAATAACCTTCTTTATTCAGTATCATTTTTTTTGTTTTTTTCCATTAACCACCATCTTCTTGCAGTATATCCAGCAGCTAATAATAATGATAATATTTTTAATCCTAATTCTACATTTGAAAAACTAAAACTAATTAAAAAACCATTTACCATTAAAACCCTTAAATCGTGTACATTATTCATTATTACTATTTATTATATTTTCATTTTGTTTTTGTGTTCTAAATAAACTAAATCCACCAGCACCTAAAAATCCTAAAAAAACAAACTCTTTAACTTCAAACCTATTATTAAACATTGGCATAAAAGCGTAAATAGAAGCAATTAAAAAACTGCTAAAAGTCATTAATCTTTTTTGTGACCATTTACCATTTGTTGTTAAAGTATCTATTAGTATTTTCATTAATCTATTTTATTATAAAATTCTCTTGTTTCAAAATTGAAATATGGTTTTTCATATAAAACAGTTAATAGTTCATATATTGCAATTTCATTTTCTTGCAGTACATATTCTACTGCTGTGCAATACATAAATTCTCCAGTAATTCCGTTAATTATTGATTTCATTAGTTTGTAATATTAAATAAATTAGGTATAACACTATCAGCAGTAGCTCCTAATTGTACTGTAAAAAATAAATATAATGTGTTTGCAGTATTAAATGGAGTATTATTATAAGTAGATGTTAAAACAACTGCTTCATCTGTTACTGTATTGGTTAAACTAAACTGTAATCCATATAAATTACCACCATTTAAAACAAAGTTTCTTTTTAAAATTAATGCATTTGCAGTAGTAGTATTTAAACCAGCTAAAGTAACAGCTCCAGTAAGTGTATTTGAAGTATTTATTTTTATTCTTTGTGTACAACCCACAGCAACTGCTGCTTTATTTGCTCCAAACATTACCTTCATAACATCTGTAGTATTAAAAGTACCACCAGCAATAGTTGCCGTTGCTATAATAGTTTCTGCTACTGTACCAGTATGAGCAGTAATTCCAGTTTGTATAAAACGATATGGTGTATATGATAATGTAGCTTGTTTACCAGCTAAATCTGTAACCAAATTTGTAACTTGACTTTGAGCAATAGTTGGAATATCACTTGCTATTAAGTCAGCTCCAGCAGTTACTAATCCTTTACTATCATAAGTTATTTTAGTTTTTGTTGCTCCAGTTATAGCTGCATTAGATTGTACAGGAGTAAATCCTAAAGCGTTTTGTTTATTATTAAATGTAGTCCAATCTGTTGAACTTAATGCACCTCTATTGGTAGCACTTGCAGTAGGTAAATTAAATGTGTGTGTTGCACTTGTTGAACTAATTGCAAAATCAGTCCCACTTGTTCCTACTGCTAAATTTTGTACTTGTGTTGTTAAACCATTTAAAGCTGTTAATCCTGTTGTAAATGTAGTTATAACTTGGCATAAATGATTATCTTCTGTATGAAGCGTAATAGTTCTACCACTATGATTAACATATATTCTAACTGCTAATCTATCTGTTGCTAATAATGTTGTTTGTGGTATTGCTAAAGCACTAACATATAAATCTATTGCAGTTCCATTTGTTATGCCTTCTGGACTTGATGAATTACTTGCTATTAATGATAGTGTAGTTCCATTCCACTTATATAATTCAATATAAAATGTTGGAGTACCACCACCACTATTAGCACTAAAATAAGTTTCAAAATTCCAATTTCCAGCTGGTATTTCTAATTGATTTGGTACATTAGCATCTGTAATAAATGATTGAATATAACCATTTGCATTTATTGTAAAATCAGTTCCAGCACCTAATATTGGTGTTCTATCCATTTCTTTAAATGCAACTCCTCCAAATGTACCTTGAGAAACACTACCATTTAAATAAAAAGACAAAGAAGCACCACCACCAGTTGAAGCTGGAAAATTAGCTAAAGTACCATCACCTCTAACATATTGTGAAACTAAACCAGCACCAGTAACTGCTAATGTACCACTTGATGTAATTGGTGAACTTGCAACATTAAAAGCTGATGGCATAGTTAATCCAACACTTGTAACTGTACCACTTGGAATAGTAGGTTTATTAAGAATTTCAGCATCACCACTTGTAGCATTCCAATCAGCATTTACATTTACTTCTGCACCTTCAGCAATACCATCTAATTTAGTTTTTAATGTATTTGTAAAATCATTTGTACTTAATCCTTTACCAGTAACTTTATCAACTTTATTACTCAAAGCTGGAACTGTTGGTAAATCAGCAGTACCACCTAAATCATTAGTTAGTTTTAATATTCCTTTTACACTACTTGTTGCATCATTTACAGTTGGTACCTCAGCAGCAGTTATAAATCCACTATCATTTGTTAAGTCACTTGTATTTGTTGGAATACTTGGTTTATTTAAAATTTCAGCTACCCCGCTTGTTGCATTCCAATCACTATTAACTTGTCCAAATTGTTGTAATTCCCAAACAGCAGCACCAGTTGTAGCATCAGTACAAATATAACTTGTTCCATTATCTAAAGTCCAAATAGAACCAACTTTAAAACGTAAACTTGCATCAAAAGAATAATTAGGAACTAAATCAAAACCATTACTTGAATTTCTTATTAACCCATTACTATCAAAAACGTGTCTAATTCCACCTTGCCACATATCCTCATAACCAACACCACATATTCTTGAAATACCACCAGATTGACCAAAATCATAAGTTCCTTTTTTCAATAAAGAACTATTTTCTAACTCAATAGCATCAGCATTGTTTATTTTAATATTAGTTCCATCAGTTTCATTCCCAATAACTAATGTTTCAGCTAAATTTTGATTACTACCACCACCACCTGTTACTTTATTTATGTTTACAATAATAACATTATCAACTACATTAATAGTAACTTCTTCAATAGTTTCACCTACGTTTATATCTATAATATCACTCATTATCTTGTTACATCATTTTTAATTACAAAATTACCACTTATGTAAGTTTTAACAGTACCATCGCCAAACTCAATTTCAATATCATATAAATAATTATATGCACAAATATCTATTATTTGCTCATTAATTTTAAAGTGACCTAATGTATCATTAGTTATTGTTATTCCAGCATTTGAAACTGAAGTTAAAGATAAAAATGGAATACCACCATATTCTTTTCTAAGTTGCATTCTAATTATAGCATCTTCTAAACTATATGGTGCATCGTTTATTAATAACTCAAATATTACTTGCTCAAATGTGTCTCCTTTAATGCTTTGAAAATTTAATCCCATCTTTAGTTTTGTTTTCTATTTTTTTTAAAAATATTTCTAACTTCTTAACGTTAGCTTGTTTTGGCTTGTATTTATTTATCATAGTACCCAACCTGTAAAGTAAGCGTCTTTATCAGGATACATATCACCATTTGAATTAGTATTATATTCAGGAAAAGATGCTTGATGAAAACTCATATAATCAATAAATCTATTAGTGTAATGTTGTGCAATATCACGTTCTTTTTCTATTAAGAAATCAATTTCATTCTTTTCAACATTTGTAGCGTTTTCTGATGTATGTTTGTATATACCTTTTCCAGCTATTGTAATGGCTAAAAATGGCAAAGCTTCAACCATAGACCAGTGTATTACCATAGGTTTAATATACTTGCTTAAAAGCGTTGTATATGGTTCTATTAAATCATCATTTACAATATCATCGTTAAGTCTATTAAATAGTTTAGTTCCTAAAAATGTTTGTATATGTGTATCTTGTGCTATCTTAACAAATTGTATAAATTTATCTGTATCAATGTTGCCATTTAATGCAGTAAACTTAACTATATCATCTCTCGTAATAAATAGTGCTTGTGCCATATCTTAATTTGTAAATCCCATTTTGTCCCAATATTCTTGTGTAAAACCTTTTGTTGGCATATCTGCTGGTTTCATAGCAACTTCTTTTTCATTTCTAATTCTATAACCATATTGTTCAGCAGTAGCAGCACTAATATTTTTTGCATTTGGATTTGTAGGGTCTATTTTAACACCTTCGAAGTTTGCATAAGTTCTACGTAACCATTTGTGTTCACATCTTGGACCACCTTTGTACAACCATATAGAATAATTATCAGAACCATTTTTTCCAAAACCAGCATTTACTGCTTGACTTTCCATAGCAATAATATCTTCTTTACGATATACTTTATCAGCATTAATCATTTTATTACAAAATTCACGTTGACCAGTAGCATTACCACTATAAACATATCTTGTTATGAATTGTACACCATCAATAGTTTCATCTTGTTCAGGACTTTTTGCGTTTGGTCTTGCTGTACCTGTTGAAACAAATTGCCATATTTTAGATAATGTATTTTGGCTTTTTTTATTCTTTTCGTTTATAAAGTTAATTTCAGCATCATATTCATCTTCTTTATCATAATCAACTTCTACTTCATCAACTAAAGTCCATTCATTACCCAAAGTTTCACCTTTAGAAATTAAAGCATCAGCAATATCTGAACTTAAACAAGTGTGTGAACTTAAACCAGTTTCTTCTTTTACTTGGTCAGCATTTTGTGTATTATCTAATTCAGTAAATTCTAATGGTTGAATAGTTTTAAAGTATAATTTTAAACTAATATCATTATAATATAATATTTCGTTTAATGCTTCAATAATTTCGTATTGATATGGTTTTATAACTATATTATCAAATAATAAAGTAGCAGTCTTAATTTCATCTGCATTGTTACCTAAACCACCGTCACCATTTCTAATTCCTAATAACATAGGTGAAGTAACTCTATGCCCAACAATTAACTTATTAAAGCATTCATTACTTAAATATTCGTAGTGTGCTGGTGCATCTGTTAATGGTATATCTTCAACTGTTGTTTTACTTTCTGCATTAGCATTAAAAGCTACAATAACTTTATCACCTCGTGAACCAGTTAATTTGTTTTTAACATCAGCTTTAATTTGGTCACGCATTTCTTCAGTTGGAATACCATTGTTAAAATTGATAACTTTAGTTCCACTAAATCCGTTTCTTACATCGTTTATTTGATACTCGGATATTTCTTCTTCTAATAACGCATAATCTAAAGCACCATTATAGTCAACAGGTGTATAATAGTGAAATATTGGTAAATAAGGTTTAATAACCATTATTTCTATTTCATTACCATTACCAAAACCAAAAGCTGGTATTCTTTTTAATACTTCAGAAGGTTTAACTTTACTCCAATCAGCACAATAAAAATATGCTTCTATTTCTCCTTTATCATTACATTTTTCTGCCCTTAATGTATGAATAGGAAAATGCTCAACTTTAACTATTTTATTCTTTTGCTTTACTATTTGCATAGAAGCCATTCCCATTAATTTGCGTTCTAAACATACTTTACGCAACATATCTGGTTTAAATAAAGTTTTCATTTGTGCGTATTCATTTGGTTTTCTTGATGCATCTAAAGCATCTAAACCTTTACCATATATCATATTAGATATACCTGTAATAATAGCACCATTTGTAGTTGAATATAAGAACCTA